TGAGGAGCTACTGTGTGAGCTGTTGTCTATAACACCGACTGACTTAGTGGAAGCATTTGAACGTAGGATAATTAGAAACTTTGACAGAATAGCAGAGGACTTTGATGATGAGACTTAATGACGCAACGCCAGCACAGTGGGATGCCCTGAGAAAGCAAGCACCTGCTATTGAGAAGCAGAAGACAGGATTAGAGGCTTGGATGAAGGCAGCTCACGATGAAGACTCAGAGCTTTGGGAAGAAGAAGAAGCAGCACACAGTAGTTGGGATAATGAAGTAGAAGATGTAGTCAACATCCCTGACCACTACGACATGACTACAGAAGAGGGCAGACAGCCAGTGTGGGAGATGTTTGCTAACGTAAATCAGGACGATGACGATGATTACGAAGACGAGTATGATGCAGTCATCCGCCCTGAGCACTACAACTCAGGGAATATAGAGTGTATTGAAGCTATTGAAGAGTCTATGTCTTCAGTGGCATTCAAAGGCTACCTCAAGGGCAACTGCATGAAGTACCTGTGGCGCTACGACTACAAAGGTAAGCCGGCAGAAGACCTACAGAAAGCTGGCTGGTACTTACAGAAGCTAACTGCAATGGTGACAGAGGAGAATAGCTAATGGACAGACAACCAGTGTTTGAGTTTATACATTACCCTAAGTTTGGAGACATAGAATACGTATGTCCAGCAGTCAAGATAGTCTACACACTGTATAGCGATGAGCAAACACTACACGATATGAGAGAGCAGTTTGATTACTTCTTAAAAGCATGCTCCTACCACATACCACTAGATGAGGAAGAATAATGGATCAGTATCAGCAGTTTATACACAAGTCACGCTACGCACGTTGGCTACCTGAGCAAAAGCGCAGAGAGCGTTGGGACGAGACAGTCAACCGTTACGTAGACTTCTGGAAAGACCGTGGACAGATAGACGAGAAGACAGCGTTAAAGTTATTTAACTCTATACATAACATGGAAGTTATGCCTAGCATGCGCTGTATGATGACAGCAGGTGATGCTCTGGCAAAGGATAACGTAGCAGGCTTTAATTGTAGTTACTTAGCCATTGACTCACCGCGTAGCTTTGACGAGCTGATGTACGTGCTGATGTGTGGTACAGGTGTAGGCTTCAGCGTAGAGCGTAACTTCATTACCAAGCTACCTGTTATTGCAGAGACCTTTCACAAGACTGACAGCACCATTGTTGTAGCTGACAGCAAGATAGGCTGGGCATCTGCCTTCCGTGAGCTGATAGCTATGCTGTATGCTGGTAAGATACCTGCGTGGGACATGAGCCGTATACGTCCAGCAGGAGCTAGACTGAAGACCTTTGGTGGTAGAGCTTCAGGGCCAGAGCCTTTGATTGATCTGTTCAACTTCTGTGTAGAGATATTCCAGAAGGCAGCAGGACGCAAGCTAACCTCTATTGAGTGCCACGATGTAGTGTGTAAGATAGCTGACATTGTAGTAGTAGGTGGTGTGCGTAGATCAGCTCTAATCAGCCTCTCTAACCTGTCTGATCCGCGTATGGCGAAGGCTAAGTCAGGTGACTGGTGGAGGCATGAAGGCCACCGTAGGCTTGCTAACAACAGCGTAGCGTACACTGAGAAGCCAGACTTTGAGTCCTTCTTAAGCGAGATGCAGAACATGTACGAGAGTAAGGCTGGTGAGCGTGGTATCTTTAGCCGTATAGCAGCTCAGAAGATTGCAGCACGTAACGGTAGGCGTGACCCTGATCAGGACTTTGGTACTAACCCATGCTCAGAGATTATCCTGCGTAGCAATCAGTTCTGTAACCTGTCAGAGATTGTTGTACGTCCTGATGACACACTGGCTAGTCTCAAGAGTAAGGCAGAGATGGCTGCTATCATTGGTACACTACAGGCTACCTTGACAGACTTCAGATACCTGCGTAACTGCTGGAAGAAGAACACGGAAGAGGAAGCACTACTGGGTGTCAGCATGACAGGCATCATGGATCACTACCTGCTGAGTAAGGGAGAGTCTAAGGACTTAGGCAAGTGGTTGGAGGAAGTACGAGATGTTGCTGTGGATACAAATAAGAAGTGGGCTGAGAAGCTTGGCATTAACCAGTCTGCGGCTATTACGTGCGTTAAGCCTAGCGGCACTGTATCTCAACTTGTTGATAGTGCTAGTGGTATCCATCCTCGCTTCTCTAAGCATTACATTCGCAGAGTACGTAGCGACAACAAAGACCCGCTTGCAGTCTTCATGGGACAGTCAGGATTCCCTGTAGAGCAGGATGTTATGTCACCCTCGTCAGTAGTCTTTAGCTTCCCTGTGAAGGCTCCAGAGTCCTCCGTGACGGTTAAGCAGGTGGGTGCTATGCAGCAGCTAGAACTTTGGAAAGCATATCAGAACCACTGGTGCGAACATAAACCAAGCATCACTGTTTATTACACTGATAACGAGTTCCTGCAAGTAGCACAGTGGATATGGGAGAACTTTGACTTGTGTAGCGGAATTAGTTTGTTGCCATATAGTGACCATGTATATCAACAAGCTCCTTATGAGGACATTACTGCTGAGAAGTATGATGAGTTAGTAGCAGCAATGCCAGTGGGTGTGGATTGGGATGACCTAGAGAAGTACGAGGAAGAAGATAACACGACAGGAAGTCAAGAGTTAGCATGTGTAGGTGGGGCATGTGAGATAGTTTAAGAAAGTCTGGATATGAGTAGTCAAAGTACTCAAATAAACTTCAATGTAAACTTAGGGGCCGCAATGGCCCCTTTTTTATTCTTCTTGTTGTCCACCTACGTTAGCTGTAAGCAAACCTGTCCCAATATAAGGATCAAACCCACGTAACATCCCCATGGTTGTAGGTCGAGCAGCTACATAGTCATCTAGTATTTGCCTGTCATCTGGTCTATCTTTCCTTGCAACCGGCGTTGCTCCTTCTCTTTTAGTCCCCGCCTTACTAGCTTTTTCAAGTAGCGATTGTCCACCTTTTTGACCAATAATATCCATGTGCATAGGGCCAGATACAGCTAAAAGTTCTCTAGGTAATGTTTTTTCAAGCAGTTTGCCAACAATCGGTAGCTTCTCTAGGAAGTCATGGACATCTGACATGAAACCTATTGCTTTTCCGTTAGGAAGAACCTTAAGAAGACCGTTAACACCTCCTTCTACAATAGACCCGCCTCCCATTCCTGCTTGAACCCAGATACCGTCTCTCTTTGCTTCTTCCCATGTTTTGTTGACTTTGAAACCTCCGTCTTTCTGGGAGACTTCTCTCAGCTTCTCATAGAATTGTTTTGAAGATAGCTTCCCTTTATGGCCTGCTATTATTTCCTGTATTGGTCTAATGGCTGGATGCTTGCTGGCCAAGTCTCCATAATGGTTTCCTGAAGTACCTCCGCTAGGCTCTTTAAATATTATTTTCCTAGTTTTGCTATTTGCAGGAAGCCCCCACGCATTGTCTATTTTAGCTTTAGCTGTCTTTAAAACCTTCTCAGGCACAGGTTTCTTTACTGTTCTTATTGCTTTTTTCCCTTTTCCCTGACCTTCAGACACTTCAAATTTAGTAGCGTTGGCTCCTGAAATAAAGTTAGCAGCAGTGTCAGGTTTGTAGCCTTGAAGATTAGCAAAGTCTTCTATCTCAAACAGAGGGTCGCCTATTTCTCCTTTACGATCAGACTGTTCAATTATATGACGATTATAAATAACTTGAGCTACAGCTTTGTCTGTATCTCTTTTTGAAGGCTTACCTTCATTTTTAAACAAGTAATTATCTACAGCCTTCTGACCGCGTCTGCTTATTGCTGTGTCCCTATAAAGCCCCCGTGAGTAAGGATTAAAGAGGCTGTCGATAGCAGAAGCCGCACCGTGCGCTCCCCACCTCATTATACCCGTAGCTCGCTTACCTGCCATAGCTCGGTTTGCTTTGTTGTTAGGACTCATTCCTTTGTATTCTAAAGCTATTTTACCTAAAGTGTTTTCTAGCTTAGTAGGGTCTACAGATGGTTTGTCGTTAGTATAAAAATTATCAATGTAGTTTCTAACCCCAGCAGCCCACGCACCTTTGTTAGCCTTGGCTCCTTGACTAATAAGACCTGAACCTAAACCAGCGGAAGCTATGTTAAAAGTATTGCCTAAGTTTTCTGTAGTTCTCGGATAAGCCTCAGTTATCTGTGATATTTTACTACCTGCTTTATCTGAAAAATCAAGCAACAGCTCGCCGGTAGCACTGGCGGCATCTTGAACAACATCTGTGTCTTGTAAAGCCTTGCCTGCTCTTTCTACCCAACTAGGTGTCAAAGCCTTCCCCAAACCTGCTACGCCAGAGCCTACTGCTGAAACACCTCTTGCAGCTATGTCACCACCAAGACCAAAAGCGTTACCTAAATAGGATAAACCCACCTCTCCTGCGTTAGCGTCTATAATTCTCTCTTCAGGAGGAAGGGTAGCGTTAAGCCTTGCTAATGCTTCAGGAGTTCTAAATTTTTCAGGAAGGCTGTTAACAACATCTCTTCTATTAATAACATCTACAATAGATTGTCTTCTAGCATCACGATCTTCACGCACACCTACTCTAAATTTAGCCGCTTCGGCAGCAGTTTTAAGAAGGCCCGCCATCCCTACTTGAGTAGTGCTAAAGTTGTTAACAACTCCCTTGTTCCGTTTTCCTTGCGAGTCTCTTCGTCTTGAGCCTTCTTGCTCTACTCTTTTTAAGATTTCATAGCTATCGTCTGTAAGGGACATTCACTTCTTCCTCTGCATTTTCTTCTTCAGGGTCGTCAATGTTAGCTAACGGAAGTTTCAAGGCTTCTATAATCGTTGCTCTATCTAAAGCAAGAGCTTCCTTCATCTCTTTTACTTTAGTTTCTTTAATGGCTTTGTCAATAGCAACAAGTGTTTTACCTAACTGTTTACGAGTTGCGTTGCTGTTGACACCTCGGTATGCTAAGTAACCTAAGCCGGTACCCGCCGCTACGTAAGGCAAGTAAGGTGTTAAAGTGCCTATGGCTGTTGCTGCGCCTGCTCCTGTGAGCATTCGGATGTTGTTTACTTTACCGCCTAAAGTTTTAGGCATGACTGTATCTGTAGCTCTAGCTATGTTCTGTATAGCCCTGCCCATAGACGTATCTAAATCATCAGCAGCTTTAGGCTCAAGTATATCACGAGCGTCATACAACAAGTGCATTTCTCGTAAATCTTTAGCTACATCAGAAAAACCTGCTCCTTCTATTACTTTCTTGTTTAAGTAGTTCCTAACAGACCTTTGGGCTTCCGACAAAGCTGTCTGTGTTCCATCAAAAACGTCACCTCTAAGACTCTTAATGTGGTCATCAAGTTCTTTACGTAGACCATACAAACGAGCTGGTGTAATTTGCTCTCCTTTTAACTTAGTGTCTACCCAAGAAAATAAATCTTGTGCTGCTTTTATGCGAGTGTTATTATTTAATGCAGGATTAAAATCAGGAGAATCTGGGTCTAACATACCTTTTAAAACAGCTCTCATGTCAGACCGTATGTCGCCGGCTTTAAATTTAACATAATCATATTCTCGCAGCTCGCTGGTAAGTTTTTTACCGCGCTGTTCAAGAGTATCCCTTACAATATCTAGGTTACGCTGATTGCTGTTCTTATGAGAGACTTCTGTTTTGTTTATTAAAAGATCATAAAGTTCAGTGTCTCTCTCTGTAGGCACATAGTAAGTAGTGCCTGTCTTAGGGTCTGATCTTTTATTCTTAACAGTCTTTAACCGATTAGCTTTAGTATCTTCAAGCTCTAGTATTTGCTGCATTTGCTGACGCTTACCTTCTAAGGTTCTTTCAGCGGCTTGTCGTTGTAAAGCTACACCTCTTCTTTTTAAATCAGAGGATGACTGAGGTACTGGCAATCTTAGCGAAGGTGGCTTATAGATTTCAGCTATTTGCACGGCACCTACAATGTTGTCGGCTTCAATAGGATAGCGGTTTTTAAACTCCATCCAAGCGTTTTGACCCATTTTGGCTGCTTCAATACCTAGATCAGTAATTTTAGCAACAATAGGGTTACCCATAAGAGATTGAAAAGTTTCAACAGCTTGGTCAGCTATTCCTTTTTCAAAGTCATCGTCGGTTAGTTCAAGTGCTGTTTTGCCTCCTATTGTTAATGTTTCAGAAATAGGAGTTATAAGACCTGCTTGTACTGATTCGCCAGCAATAGGCAGCGCGGCCATACCTAAAGGTCGGTCTAATGCTGCTGTTTTTGCCATTTGCTCAAAAGCAAACTGAGGAAGACCTGAGACTCGCTGACTTATTCTTGAAACCCCTTCGCCCAGTTCTTCAGTTAAGTCGTAGTCTGTAGGTTGATAACCTTGCTGTGCTTCTGCTTGCTCTATTAAAGCAGACAGCTCGTTTATAACAGTAATGTCATTTTCTTCTACGGCAAGCAACAGTGCTTGATCTAGCTCTTGTAAAGTAGCCATTAACGTATTCCTGTGTTTCTTAGCGCCCTTTCTCTAGCTCTATCAATAACCGATTGAGCAGCTTCGGAAATTCCTCCGGATTCATCACGAGGATTAA